CGAAGCCGCCCGGTTTAACGTGCTGTGGTCGAACGTGCAGACGCTTGTGCCTGCGGTGTTCTCGCGCCTGCCAAAAGCGGACGTATCCCGTCGCTTTGCGGACCATGATCCGGTTGGCCGGGTGGCGAGCCTGCTGATTGAACGTGCCCTGGACTACGAAATTGAGCATTATCCCGATTTCCGGTCGGCCATGAAGAATGCGGTCGAAGATCGGTTCCTTGGCGGTCGTGGTGTAGCCTGGGTGCGCTATGACCCGCACATTATCGAAGTTGGCAGGCCCGAAGACGGATTCCAGATAACGGAAGACGTTGACGACGAGGGTGATAACCAGCCCCAAGAGGCTATCGAATACGAGTGCGCGCCGACCGACTATGTGCATTGGCGCGATTTCGGGCATAACGTGGCGCGGACCTGGGAAGAAGTCACCCAGGTTTGGCGCTGGGTCTATATGTCCAAGGCGGCGTTGAGGGAGCGGTTTGGGGATGAACTTGCCCGCAAGATTCCGACCAACGATACGCCTGAAGGGCTTACGAAATATGGGCAGTCGACCAAGAGTGCGGACCAAGCCAAGATTTGCGAGTTGTGGGACAGCGAGACGCAAAAGGTCTACTGGCTAAGTGAGTCTTACCCTGAAATCTTGGATGAGCGAGATGATCCGCTTGACCTTGAGGGCTTCTTCCCGTGTGCCAAGCCGCTGTATGCGACGACGACCACGGATAGCTTGGTCCCGATTCCTGATTTCGTGCTGTATCAGGATCAGGCTAACGAACTGGACATCCTGACAGACCGCATTGATGGCCTGATCAAGGCGCTTCGCGTTCGCGGTATCTATGACGCCTCACAGCCCGCGCTTCAGCGGCTTTTGACTGAGGGCGACAACAATACTTTGATCCCCACGGACAAATGGGCCGCTTTTAGCGAGAAAGGCGGCCTTAAGGGGACAATTGACCTTCTGCCTATTGATACTATCGCGGCGACCCTGATCCAGTGCTATCAGGCCCAGGCACAGATCAAGGGCCAGATTTACGAGATCACGGGCATTTCGGACATCATTCGCGGCCAAACGGCGGCGAGCGAGACGGCTACGGCGCAACAGATCAAGGGCCAGTATGCCGGTCTGAGGCTTCGCGCCATGCAAGAGTCCGTGGCGCTGTTTGCGACCGAACTGATCCGACTTAAGGCACAGATCATCTGTTCGCAGTTTCAGGAAGAAACCATCCTGCAATACGCGGCGGCACAGCAGTTGTCGCCCGAAGACCAGCAGATGATCCCTCAAGCCCTGCAATTGCTGAAGTCAAATCCGCTGCGAAACTTCCGCATTGAGGTTGCGGCGGATAGCCTTGTTCAGCTTGACGAACAGCAGATGAAGCAGGAGCGCATCGAATTCATTGGTGCGTTTGGTAACTTCTTGCGTGAGGCTGTGACGGCAGGGCAACAGGTGCCCGAACTGACGCCAATGCTCATGAAGGTCATGCAGTTTGCCATTGGCTCGTTCAAGCAGGCCAGGACCATTGAGGGCGTCATTGACGTAGCCCTTCAGAAACTGGAGCAAAAGCAGGCCCAACAGGCCCAAAACCCGCAACCTGATCCTGAAATGATGAAGGTTCAGGCGGAACAGCAGGGCGCTCAAATGAAGATGCAGGCCGATCAACAGGCGGCACAAATGAAGATGCAGTCGGACGCGCAAAATCAGCAGGCGCGTGTGCAGGCAGATATGCAGATTGAGCAAATGAAGGCTCAAATGTCCACGGAACTTCAGCGTCAAAAGCAGGAGTTTGACGCGCAAATGAAGCTTCGGGAACTGGCTCAACAGGAAGAATTTGATCGCTGGAAGGCTGAACTCGACGCGGCAACTAAGATCATGGTGGCGCGGATTGCGGCTAATCCTGGGTCAGATGTGACGCTTCTTGAGTCTCAGCAACAGTCGGCAAGCGATATGGCCGAAAGCATGAAGGAAGTCATTTCGGGCATTTCGTCTACCTACAACGACATGATGAATATGCACGGGCAGACGATGGAACGCCTAAATGGCGTCATGGAAAACCTGTCAGCGCCAAAGCGCCTTGTTCGTGGGCCGGATGGTCGCGCCGTTGGCGTCGAAACCGTGCGCCCAAGCATCCAATAGGTGAGGAATGGCTGACAACGTAGGATATACACCCGGCGTAGGCGCGGAAGTTGCTGCTGACGACATCGGCGGTGTTTTGCATCAGCGGGTCAAGATCGGCATTGGCGCGGATGGCACGGCAGTTGACTTGTCGTCGGCCAACCCCATGCCAATTACGGCGTCGTCGGCTATTCCTATTTCAACGCCTAGCGCTATTGACGTTACGGTTGGCAATTTCCCAGCCACGCAAACTGTCAATGTTTTGGACCCGTCAACCCAGACTACGTTTGGTCCTGTCATTGCGGCCAGCACGGTCCTGTTCAGCGCCGTGGATACGGCCAACGAGCGCACCATTGTTCTGCAACTGAGCGGGCTATGGAATGGCGGTGTTTATCTTCAAGCGTCTCAGGACAACACGACTTGGTGGGCCTGTCAGGGGTTTGGTTCCTCCAGCGACGTAGTTTTGTCGGATACGTTCTACAATCCCGACATCATCACTGTTCCGGTGGTCGCCCGCTATTTCCGCGCCATCACGACGCCTGACTTTAGTGGGTCGATCTCGGGTTCATATAGCCTTCGGGCGATTGATACCCCGCCGTTCTGGAACAACTCGCAACTGGTTGCGGTGGACCCGTCCGTCACCATGCCTGTCGGCGGTGTGGACCCCAACGGCCATGTGCGGCGTATGGCGCTTGCCCCCTCTGGAGGCGTTTTCCCGGCGGACGGCACGACTGTAACCGGCTCACGGCAAGGGGCGTCTGTCGGCCCTGTAGTGCTTGTGGACACAGCGGGTTACGGCTCCATTGTCCTGCAACTGGCAGGCACGTTCACCGGCACCATTTCGTTCCAGGCGTCAAATGACCTGACGACATGGACGACTGTGGCGGGCTGGTCTGTTTCGGGCGCTGCAACACCCGTCACTACGACCACGGCGGTCGGCCAGTGGGTGTTCCCCGCTGCGGGTCGCTACTTCCGCGCCCAAATTACTACGGCAGGCACTGGCGTTCCTCTAGGCATCGTCGTCCTGCGGAACTTCTCCGCGTGGATGCCGCTATCTACCCCGGCTGTCACCGCGACTAACCTTTCGACCAACATTGCTCAGATTGGCGGCACTTCCCCGGTTACGGCGGGCGTGGCGGGTATGTTTGCCGTTGGCGGCAACATTGCAGAGGACACGGCAGCAACCTCTAACCCGCTTATTTGCGGTGGTATTGCCCGCACAGCACTGCCTGCCTCAACTCTGGCTTCAGGAGATGCCATACGCCAAACTTTCAGCGTGTCGGGCCAGTTGATTACCAAGGAGAACGCGCCCGGCGACCTTGATTTTTATGTCAACGCAACGGTGACGACCAATACGCAAACCGCGCTTCGGGCGGCGCAAGCATCGCCTATTCGGCAAAATGTCACCGGGCTGACGTTCCAAAACACCAACGCAACCGCCACCACGCTGACAATCCAAGACGGCGCTACAACGCTGATTACTTTTAGCGTTCCAGCCAGTATGACGCTGCCTGTTCAGTTGAATTTCCCGACGCCCCTGCGCGGCACGGCAGCAACCGCGTTGAACTATACCGCAGGAACAACGGGCGCAAACATCCTGCTAAATGTCATTGGCTTTAACTCCTACTAGGAAACCACAATGCTTCTTCAAAACGTCGTTGGGCCACCCGCTGCGGCGGGAAACAATGCCATCGTCAACGGGCGCTCGGGTCAGCTTGGGGACGCCATCGTCTCTGAACTGCACGGGCGCTATTACGAAACCACTTACCGGGGCAATAGCTTCCTGCTGTCGGTCTCTACGGCTGCGGCGGTTACGGCCTACACGGGCGCTGCGGCGGGCACACCTATGCTGGCCTTGTTCAACCCGACTGGTAGCGGCAAGAACGCCGTCCTAAACAAGGCCGCCATCGGCAACGTGGTTGCGGCCTCGGCTGCGGGCACCGTGGCTTTTGGCCTCTATTTCGGCACAACCGCCGCCATCACGCAGGCCACGACCACCGCGCCCTGGACTATGAATACTCAGCTTCAGTCCGGCTCGGTCATGACCGGCTTTCGAAACGTCGCCCTGACTTCGGGTTCCGCCGCCAGCAACGTTATTCCCGTGGCTACCTATTATTGGGCCACCGCCGCTGGCGCTGCGCTCGTGACTGGTGGTCCGATTGATCTTGAAGGCTCAATC